TCCAATTTACCATAAAGGTGAAGGCACCGTACATGATAAAGAATTGGTTCAAGGTTGGGAAGAACATTTTGAAAATAATAAAATTAAATTAGCCAATAAAATTAATACATTGTATAATAAAGTAAATAATGATAAAAAGGTTGGTGTAATTACTTCGGTATATAATGATGTTAAACATATATTAAAAGCTATTGATAGTGTAAAATCACAAACTTTGGAAAATGTGGTACATTACATCTATGATGATGCTTCTACCGATAATTTAAAAGAAACATTACAGAAATTTAAGAATGATTCAACCGTTAAAATTTTATATGGTGATGTAAATAAAGGCCAAAGTCATGGTCGTAATGAATTAATTAAAATGGCAATTGCTAATGGTTGTGAACATATTGCTTTTTTGGATTCGGATGATGTTTGGACTTCACCAAAACATTTGGAAGATAGTGTAAAATTATTATCTAAGGCAGATATTGTTTATTCTAAACCAAGTTTAGTTGACGAAAACGGTAATGTTTCTTATCGAGTAAATATTCCAGTACCACATATCTTTATTGGTAAACAATTATATCACAATAATTTTCTTTATATTTCTTCAGTTGTTTGCAAAAAAGAAGTGTTGCTTGTTAATAATTTTGATGGTGAATTAAATAGCCTTGAAGATTGGGATTTATGGATTCGTTTGTTTGAAGAAGGCTGGAAATTTCAACCTAAAGATACCACATCGGTACAATACTTAACTAGAAACACTACACAGGCTTCATTAGGCAACATTAAAATGCCTTTATTCAATACAAAACACAAAAGATTACCACAACTTAAATTACATTTAGCTTGTGGCCATGACTATGATAGTTCATATATTAATGTGGACTTATATGCACCAGAAGATGCACAATGCGATGTACGTTTTGATGTTATGAAACTTCCATATGATGATAATTCAGTAGATGAAATTAAAGCGTTTCATATTATTGAACATTTCCATTTCTTTGAAATAAGAGATGTTCTTAATGAGTGGTATCGTGTATTAAAACCAGGTGGAAAATTGTACCTTGAAACTCCAGATTTCTTAGAAACTTGTCGTGCATTTGTAAACGGCAATGAAGATTTTAGGATATTGCTTTATGGTCATTTCTTTGCACACCCATGGGTACCAGGACAGACACATAAGTTTTTATTTACAGAATCGCAAATGAGAACAAACCTTGGTTGGGCTGGATTTAAAAATGTTAAACGAGGTGCACCTGCTTCAAAATATGTTTTACCAGAAACAATTGGATTGTTCCTTAATGTTGAGGCATTTAAATGAAATATAGTATTGTAATTCCAACATATAATCATTGTGATGATTTGCTTAAACCATGTGTTGAGTCTATTTTTAAAAATTCAAATATGCAAGATGTGGAATTAATCATATCAGCAAACGGATGTACTGATGGAACCAAGTGGTATTTGGAATCATTAAAACATCAATTCAAATCTCTTGGTTTTGAAAAACATTTTAAAGTTGTTTGGTCAGACACACCATCTGGTTACCCAAAGGCCACCAACGATGGTATCAAATTGGCAACTACCGATAAGATTGTTCTATTAAATAATGATTGCGTTTTATTGGAAGAGGGATTTCAACACAATCTTTGGTTGGATATGTTAGAATCTTCATTTCTTCAAAATGAAAAATGCGGTATTTCAGGACCTGTGATTACATATCTACCAGAAATAGAAAGAAATTTTGCCATATTTTTCTGTGTGATGATTGATAGGAAAGTTTTTAACACTATTGGTTTGTTGAATGAAGAATATGGTACAGGTACGGGTGAAGATGTTGAATTCTGTATTGAAGCTGAAAACGCTGGATTTGAAATTGTTGAATGTACGGCAAGCCATACAGCAAGACTTGGCCAGCATGGTGGTTTGTTTCCAATATATCATATAGGACAAAAAACAATACATGATGAAACATTAGTAAAAAACAGTTCAAATACAATCATAGAAAATCATAAAAAAATAGTAAAAAAATATGGTAGTTTGATTGATGGTGGTGAAATTAAATTAAATTTGGGTTGTGGTTCAAAACTTATGCCTGGATTTGTTAACGTAGACCTTTATAATCCTGATGCCGAATTAAAAATGGATGTTAGAAAACTTAATTTAAAAGATAATACCGCACAAGAATTACATGCGTATCATGTATTTGAACATTTTAGTCCTTTTGAAGTTAATGATATTTTAACGGAATGGCTTAGAGTGTTAAAACCTGGCGGTAAATTAGTTATGGAAATGCCAGACATTTTGGAAAACTGCAAACGATTTGAAGAATCTGATAAAAACGGAAAATATCAATTATTAAATTGTATCTACGGAACTACAATGCCTAAAGGTGTTCCGGGTCATCTGTTTGGATGGTATGATGAAATTTTATTCGACCATCTGTATTTAAATGGTTTTGTTAATATTAATATATATCCTATTGAAAGTGACCATTGGGGTTATAATTTACGAGCAGAGGCTATGAAACCATTATGAGTATATTGTGTTCAATTTCAACTAAGGGTAGATACGACACATATTTACCTTTAGCAATTAGTGCAGTAATGAATCAAACCAGAAAAGTTGATAAGTTGGTTATCTTTGATGACAATGATGATCCTATTGATTTAAGAGATAAACCAATCTATAAATTTTTATTTGGAATGTTAGACTTAAAAGGTATATCATGGGAAGTTTTATATGGTAGAAAAAAAGGTCAACACTACAATCATCAAATGGCAAACACTATGGGTTTTGATTGGGTGTGGAGAGTTGATGATGATAATATTCCAGAAGCCGGTGTGTTGGAACAATTAGCATCATATATTCAACCTGGCCTTGGTGCCATTGGCGGACCCGTTTTATTTTCAGATAGAATTATTGATGTATCTGCGGCTACAGGCAAAATAGAAAATATTGATAATGAACCCAATATACAATGGGGTAAATTTGATTCGTTTAGAACAGTTGACCATTTACATTGTTCGTTTCTTTATCGTGCTGGTATTGTAGATTACAATTTAGGTTTATCTAAAGTGGCTCATCGTGAAGAAACTTTATTTACTTACCAGATGAGACAAAAGGGTTATAAACTATTTTTATTACCTACTGCAATCACATGGCATGGCAAAAGTCTTACTGGCGGTATTCGAACAGATAATAATATAGAGTTGTATATGCGTGATGAATTTATTTTCAGAAATCATCTTGAATATAAAGATAAGACTATCGTAGTTTTAGATTCTGGTATGGGTGACCACATTGTATTCAAACATGTTTTACCGCATATCAAAAATGCTGAAGTGTTTAGTTGTTATCCTGATATTATTCCAGGTAGAAGTATTGCTGAAGCTCATTATCTTTTTGGTGACCTCGACACATACAATGTCTACGGATTTATGAGTAAAAATAAATGGACAGGCTCATTAGAAAATGCTTATCGTAAAATGTATGGAGTAGATAAATGATTATTATATCACCGTTTTCTAAGAAACTTAGAACAGAAGAACCAAGAGAAAATCCCAAAAATTATCCACATTGGAAAGAATTAATATCTCTCATAAATGAACCCATCATACAGGTTGGAATTGAAGGTGAAGAACAGTTGGTACCTGACTTTAGAAAAAACTTGTCTATACCAGAACTATCGGTTTTAATTAAAGAATGTCGAACATGGATTGGCGTAGATAGTTTCTTTCAACACCTCTGTTGGGACTTAAATAAACCAGGTATTGTTCTATGGGGTCAATCAGATCCAAACATTTATGGCCATCCAGAGAATATAAACCTGTTGAAAGGTAGAGAATATCTAATGCAAAATCAATTTTTAATGTGGGAAATGGTGCCTTATCGAAAAGATTGTTTTGTTAGCCCCAAAGAGGTAATCCAGTTCTTATAAATAGAGTAATATTCCTCTAATCTTCTTTACGGGCAAGAAATGGCAAAACCAACCACAAGAAAACAATTCAAAGAATACTGCCTTCGTAGATTGGGATGGCCAGTTATTGACATTAACGTTGATGAAGATCAAATTGAGGACCGCATTGATGATGCTTTAAATTACTATTACGACTACCATTTTGATGGTACCGAAAAGATTTACATGAAGCATCGTATTACTCAAGAAGATATTGACCGCCGTTGGATTTATTGTCCTGATGCGGTTATATTTGTAACTGGTATGATACCTTTTGACCAATCTTCTTCTTCAGTCAATATGTTTGACTTGAGATATCAATTGCGTTTGCATGACCTCTATGACTTTACATCGGTATCGTATGTGTCATATGAAATTACTATGCAACACTTGCAAACATTGAATATGTTGTTCTCTGGCTATCCACAGTTCCGTTTCAACAGAAACCAAAACAAAGTATTCTTAGATATCAACTGGGACATGGATGTTAAAGTTG